CTCCACCTACTTCGAAAAGCTCCATTTGAGCTTGACGTTGTAATCGTAGAATACTTTGATGTCCACCAATTCCGCCAGTTTGGGAATCAACGACATCTGTGTCTGCTACCATATCTGCTGCTGCTATAAGTGTAGAACGCTTGACGTAATATTCGTCTTCCATCCATTCAAATATAGGTACTGGTGTGCCATTCATAGAAGCACGTCCAGATACAGTCAGAATAGGAGTAACACTTGGATTGTAATAGTGAATTTGCGACCCAAGTTCTAGAACCTGCCGTTGCGAACCATCACTAAACTGGGTAGTTGTCCCAGCTCCATAAGTTTGTGCCATAATTTACTACTCCATGTAGTTTACTATTTCGAAAATTGCATAATGCTAGACACCCAATTATCTTGTTCTTTCTCAAAGCTTGTCTTAGTCGCTGGCGCTTTGCCTTCAACGGCTCCCGCGCTAACATTCTTAGACATTTCTTTAATATCAGTATCAGAAGAATTGCTCTGTGCCTCAGCACCTATGCTTTCTTGACTGACCTGTCCATTCAAAATCCGATAAATCTTAACTTTATTCTCAGTAGTAACATGCTCAGGACTATCCATCCAGCCATAATAGCTGTTGATTTCATCGTCTGACATGCCAAGAGATTTCAACTCATTGACTTCTGATTGCAAAGCATTGGTATTGGCGTCTTTTTGACGAATATCGTCTACATACTGCATCGCTTGTGCCGCACCTTGCTTTATTAACCATTCATCGTGCTGTCCTCTCCAAATCTGAGAATTAGAGCCATCAATTTGCTCATCTAAAATATCATAATCTTCTGGCTTTACAGGGGGCGAATGTTCATCTTTAGCAACTTTAGTAACCTCTTCCTTAAGAGTACTAACCACATTTGGGTTCTCTTGAAGAAATTGGTCAAGTTGTTTCAATCTGTCATATTCACCTTCCTGAGTTTTTAGCGTCTTTTCAGCTTTGTCTTTCATGCTTTGCATGTTTTTATAAGAGTCTGCCAATTTCTGCCTGCCTTCTTCGTCATTACGAAATTTATTCTCAATAAGCCAATTAACATTTGATTCTTCGGTTTCTTTTGGACTTTCTTCGACGTCTGACTTTTCATCAGGCTGAGACTTTGCCTTGGTTTCAGCTTCTTTGGTTTCCACCTCTTCTGAGCCTTCTTCGTTTGGAGAATTAAATTCCTTTAATGCATCCATAACGTCTTTCTGGTTATCAGAACCTGAATCTTCTGTCTTCTGTACTTCTTTATCACTCATTCTATGCTCCTAACTGTTTGAAGTTACCCATCTATGCTGACGGGGCTTCGGTTTCCGAGTTTATAGATTGTTTTGACATGAAACTCAAATCATCGGCTGTTTGCCGCGTGAGTTCCTTCTGTTTATCCTGTTCCGCCTTTGCGGTTGCTTGCAGATTGCTTACAGCCTTCTGAACGGGTTTTGTAGCCTCTGCAACTTCAGCGCGCATTCGGGTGTGGAACAGTTCCCTTTCCCTAGTCTGGAGGTCGCCAGATAGGTTCTCTAACTGCTGTTTTAACTGTTCGTTTTCAGCAGATAACTGGGAAATCTCACCCATTCGTTGTACTAATGCAGTTTTATCAACATCTGCTTGCATATTCATAATAACCTGAGTCTTATCATATATACCAGCTTGTAATAACCCTATATCTCTCGCTAGGTCTGCACTTGGAGTCTTTGCTCTTGTGCTACCCATGATGACTTTTATATCAACATTTGCTGATGTAACATCATAAAGCATTTCTACTGCTTGAGTATAGTTGTTAATACCGGGAGTGTTAATCGTAACTTCTTTTTCAGTACCGATGGGATTTAAAATTCTTAATACTCTTCCTTTATTATAGACAAATGGGATATACATTGATGCACATCTCCCAGCTTCAGTTAGCATATCATAAATTGGCAATACTTTCCAATTTTGCTTTCTAGCAGCAGCTTCGTCTATAATTTGTGCTTCCCCTACAGTTCCAACTGCTCCTTGCGGATTCCCCTGTTGGAATTTATAAGCACCAAAAATTGTTTCTATATCTACTTCATATCTTTGTTTTTCACTATATAATTGTCCACTAATAGCTGGTGGGGCAAATTCTTTTATCTTGCCTTCTCTTAAAGCTCCGGGATTTGCTCTTATAATAGCATTTGGTACATACCACTTCTCAATCTCCTCGTTGTCGATAGCTCCGTCTTCATATAATAATTTGAAACTTGCTGTACTTGTAGCATGGCTTATAAGTAAAGCTTCGACGCGATTTAACATTCTTTGAGGAGTTTTAGCATGCCTAACATCTCCAGCTGGATAAGGAGTTCCGTTATGTTCATTACATGCTGGAATAATGGGGTATCTATTCATTGGGAGGACTTCATCGTATACAATAGTTTCACCAAGAACAAATGTCTCTCTTATTTGAGTTTCGTGAACTAATTGTTCAGATATTTGTCCACCTTTTAAGTATTCTTTATATCTTTCCTCTTTTTGTGCTTTCTTGTAGTCTTCCTTATCAACTATTTGATATAATCCTGTTAGATTGTCAGTAATCATAACTTTTGGGACATTAACTTTAGACCAGCGAACAAATTTTCTAACCATTGGCTGTCCATCAGTCGGAATATTACTTGAGCGTAAACTTTTTGTATCCCTATTATATTTATCTGTAGAATCAAAATTAGTTGCAGAATCTTCCCTTGCATCATCTATTATTTTCGCATATTCAGGAAAATGAATCTTTAGAGACTCTTTGGTGTGTAAATCAGATAAAATTATACTTCCAGCATCAGAATAATGAGAATCAGTCGAGTTAGGGTCTACAAATACACATTCTGGAGCTATTCTTTTTATTCTAATACCGCCAGCCCCTTGTTCTGCCTGCCAATCTGGGTATACATACATATACCCGACCCCTTTAACTATATAGTCTCTACAAATATTCCTAAAATGTCTATCCCCGCCTGAATCGTTCCATATTTTATCTAATAGGGCATTATATACATTCGCAATATCATTATCAGTTTGACCTGTTGCGATAACGTCCCATTCTGGAGATGAACTTGCTACATTAGCAAAAACCTGCTCTACGGCAGGTCTTATTTTATTATTAGCCTCTGGTGGCTGCCCTATACTTAACAAATAATCTTTTTGATTAACTGTTAATTGCATACCAAGAAAAAACTCTTCGTCTTCTGCTACTTGGTATCGCCAATCTGACGCATCTGAAGAATATTTAGTATATTCATCTCTTACATCGCGCGCGTCTAGTTCCTCTAGAGATAATTCTTTTATTTTAATCATATTCTATCGGAGATATTAATTATATTTATTAATACAATACTACGCATAAATTAATTGTCCTGTTTCCCAATCCATTCCAGTTACTCTAGAATGATGTTGAAGGATATTTCCCTCATCGTCATACTTGACTCTAGGAACGAAAACATCATCTAGCGCCCATCTTAATGCATCGAGGGTATCCTTCTTAAATGTACCATGTTCCTTAAAGTTCAATAGTTCACTCTCCAATTCCCAATGGTTCTCTTTTAAGAAAATTGCTTTTGAAGCAAAATATGGTTGCATTTGTTTTATTCTATAATACTTAGACTTAATAGCTTTTTTAGGGTTAATGTTATAAAAATGTCCATCTTTCTTTGATTTTTGTATAACATATTCACTTAACATGATATGCCCCGTTTCCTCAATCTTTGTTTCTCGAGGGTTATAAAACTCCATCATTTCAAATAATTTATCAGCGCAGGTCATTGGAGTCACTTGACCTCTAAAATAATCAAGAACATATATATTATTTTCTTTATCTACTCCAACTACCATAATAACAGTATAGTCAGCTTTTACATTTTCACTAGCCGCAGGGTCTACACCTATAAATACATTTATCGGGGTTTCCACTTTCTCACCATCCTTATCCATAATAACAAAAGAGTGATTTTGACTATAAGAATAAATTCCCTCCCAATACTGCATGTCTTCTTTTTTAAATACACGAAAACTGTCGTCCATTGGTATATTTTGATATTCCTGATAAAAATAAGCTACATCGCCCTCTGATATCAACCTGTCTCTTTCGGCTACAAGCCAATCGTGTCCTCTATACTCTTCCCATAATACTTTAGGATTTCCTTTTTTATCTTTTATCTCTTTACCGCTGGCTACGAACTCTCCTTCCTCTGTATCTTGAATGATTGCTTGATAAAATAATGATTTCCAACCTTTTACTTTTCTAGTCCTGTTTTTATTATAAGATAAAGGACCAGCAATTCTATTGAGGTAACTTTCTTCATCTACAATAGTTCCTATAAAAATTAATTTTGCATCTGCTGAACCTGCGATTACTGCTCCATTTAACCATCCTCTAAAATTATCTCTTAATGCTTCTGTTGCTGTATTTTTTTCACCTTCACCATCGTCAATAACTGTAAGAGTGGGTCTGTATGCACCATATTTTAAACCTCTAACTTTTTGTCCCGTTCCACGAACGAGTACCTTACACCAACTATTTGGCTCGCCCTTTTCATCAAATCCTGTGATAAAATCTTTTTCTTCTTTTCCCCAAGTTTTTCCCTTCCTGTCCCCAAAAAAATAAATGAGTTTTTCATTGTGTTCAATTTCATTCCCTAATGTCTCCAAGTAAAATTTTGACTGTCTTTCTGACTCTG